GTGATCTATCTTTAACTTTTTTCAGAACCGTTGTGATATTTTCTGATATTGGTTCTGATAATGTTGTTACTAATTTGTTAGAATTGACACCAGATAGACCAATAGCTTCAGCAAGATCCCCTTCAAACGATGTGACGTAACAAGGTTCAGAATTTGCACCAGATACTTCAAAACGGCTATCTACGGTGTTATATATACAAACAGTCATAGGAAGTGCAGGATCATTAAAATTAGAATTGGTAAGTTGTAATCCTCGTTCGTCTGTCAATGTTTGTAAAGTAGTTGTTATTAAATCAGCAACACCCATCATTGTAGCAGAAACGCTTGTATATGATCCAGAATTAAAAGGAGTCATGTCAAGAGGTATCGCGCTTGTTCCTGTCAATGTAGGATCGTAAGAAGAGTTACTTGAGCCATAATTGACATAAAGAGTTCCAGAAGTTGATCCAAAAGTTGCCGATAAATAATTAATACTTGCCGTTGCTGCAGGACTAGAGTTACCGTGAATAGAGTTATAGACAGCAGAACAAGCATAATCTTTCAGTTGACTTATAATATCTTCCTTTATATAGACGTTGTAATAACTTCTCGATATAGAATCAACATCAAAGTTAGCATCTAGCACGGCATCTTCCAACCCATTATTTAATTCTCTTGGATAATAAGGCGAAGTTCCTGTCTCATATAAATTACCCAAACAAGAGAACAAAGCTATATTAAACATTTTCTTATCTGCGTCTATATGTTGTCTATTAATCTCTTCTTGTTCTCCCCACGCCAAAGCATTTTTAATTACAATAGGAGAGGTAAGAGTTTTTAAATAGTTGACATAATCCTGAGCCGTAACCAAACGATCCAAAGAATAATATATAGCGGGAGCGTTCATACGGATAGAATCAATACTTTCCATATCTGCTCCACCAATAGGATTAGTCTTAAAAGTAAATTCAAACTTATCTGTAATTTCTGTTCCTGTCGGTGTATAAATTTTACCGTTGTATGTTAATTTTTCATCAATTAGACCTGTTTGATTTCCTTTTGAACCTTTTGTAGCTAAGTATTGAATAAAGATATTTTCATAGGTAGTTTGTGGGCCAGATGCAGAAGTTGCCCCAATATTTGCAAACTTAGCATCACCAAATAATAACTCAACGTCTTCCTTATTAGATGATCGCACAACACAAATATTTACCTGAGATTCGTTGGAAAGTGCTGCTACTGTTTCCCAATTTATCAGAGACCTTTTATCTATGGAATATTCTCGATCTTTATTAGAGCCAACCCAAACTCTTGTAATAGGTGAATCAAAATCATCCTCACCATAAATATTGCTAAACTCTACATCTTCTATTCTGTAAAGTTGAAAAGGTTGACCCACAAGAATATTGGTTGTTCCATCTATTACCTTTTCTTTTAGAGTTCCTTCAACAAGAATAATATCAGAATCTTTATAATCAACTTCAAAGGTGGTCTCATAATCATCTCTATAATAAGCCATTCCATCTATCATCGCCTGTGTAATCTGTGTGGTAAATGTGCTCTTCAATATAAAATTAAATTCACCATAAGAGAAAGACGAGTGAAGAGGTATTTGAATGTTAGCCCCCGCAGTTATACCACTTATAGCACTTATATCACCTTTGAGTTTTATTTTAAGTTTTGCTGTTGATGGTATAGGTCTCTGAACAGAATAACCCAATTGACGAGCGAGAGAAATTACAGAACCTCTCAATTGTGCAGTGTCAAAAAAAGATTCCTCTGCTCTACGTTCTATCGTATGTGTCAATAGTTCTGCTACCGATGAGAATATTTCAACCATCATCTGTGCAATTGAAGACTCTCTAAAATTAGCAAAACGAGGATCTGCTACTAATTTATCGTTGACCTGTTTCAAAATTTGGTCGTAAGATAGGTTTGTGTAATTTAAAAAATTCCGAGCCATATCTAAACTCCTTTTGAGTTAGTCGTTTCACACGGAACAGCGTCAACTTGATTGTCTGTTGTCGTCTTACATTCCATCACCGACCGTTGAGCCACTGTAGATCCAATGGCTAAAATGTTTCTCGCTGCGTTCAAGTCACGATCCTCTATGACACCACAGATCTCACAAACAAATTCACGATCCTTTAAAGTCAAGTCTTTTTTGATCCAACCACAAGCATTACAAGTTTTAGAAGTTGGTTCAAAGCGGCCAATCTTCACCACTTCTTTACCATACCAATTTGCTTTATAATTTAGTTGACGATTGAACTCACTCCAAGAAACATCGGCAATCGACCCCGCTAACTTGTGGTTCTTCATCATTCCTGCAACATTCAAATCTTCAACAGCGATCAAGTCATAATCTCTAACTAGCTCTGTTGTCAAGTTGTGGAGGAAATGAGATCGCCTGTTTCTAACTTTTTTATGCTCTTTGGCGATCTTCTTGTTCATCTTGACTCTTCTTCTTGACCCTACTACCTTCTTCGATTGACCTCGTTGCAACTTGGCTATCTTCGCTTGGTTCTCACGAAGAAAGTGTGGATTGTCAACAAAAGCACCATCAGAAGTCACTAAAAAAGATTTTAATCCAACATCTATACCTACACTATTACCTGTCTTTGGAAGAAACCCAATATCTTCTTCCGTACAAATCGAAGCAAAATATTTATTGGTTGCGTCTTTAGAAATTGTACAAGAAAGGATTTTGTTTGTAGAAGGTATCTCTCTATCAAATGTAGCTCGAACCCAGCCAATTTTTACTAACATTATTTTAGATATTTCTTGGTCAAGTCCGAATGTACCAACAGCATTGCTCAATCTAAAACTATCTTTTACTCCTCTTTTCTTGAACTGCAACATACCAACCTTTTTCTTTCGGTTTTTATTATTTTGTTGCTTCCTTGTCTCTACCAAGTCTCGTTCTTTTTGTTGAACTGCAGTAAACGAAACTTCTTTCATCCATCCTGTTTCTTCTCTCAACTCTTTAACAGTCTTCGGTTTTTCTTTCTTATTAACAGCTTCAACACTCTTATTCCAAAAATATCTAACACAACCAAAAGTTTTATTAATCAATATCTCTTGTTTCTCGTTTGGGTAGATCGCTATTTTATATGACTTGTTTTGTTTCATAAGAATATTTATTATGTTAGTTTATTATTTTTTTCTGAAACACACCTTTAAGACCACTTGTTTTAATACGATACGGAATCTCAATAAGAGCGGAATTATTATCTTCGTCTATCACCAATCTCATTTCACTCTCAATTATTTTTATTCTGTTATCCCAAAATTGAATAGTCTTTACAACATCATTTAAAAGTTCTTCACCATTTTTCTTAGAGGCAATTTCAAACACTCGTAACATTAAACTAGAACCAAAGGAAAGGTTAAATATACGCTCACCTGGAATCGTTGTAAGAATGTTTTCGATAGATTGGTTTATTACAGCAACATCATATATCTCTCCCTTTGATACAACATTACGAGATATATCATAAGCCCATCTATCAGAATTTTGACTATTTAAAATCATTGGCTACCTCTTATAACTATTTATTATCTTTAGTAAATCTCTCGCCAAGTTAGTGACCCTTCAACGTCAATGTTAGATGTTCCGCCGATAGGCTTCGCACATAACACAATAGTATCAACAACACCTGCCACAGTTGATCCTAAAGTTAAGGCATTTTCAATAGCGGCAGAAATAGAGTTAGAACCTCCTGATGCGTTATTGCCAGATTCCGAATATCCTCCCGCAATTCTATATCCACCTGTTACCGTGTTTGCTGTTGCTCCCCTTGCCGCCTGTATTGCTGATCTGCTCTCATCGACATAAGTAAACGACCCTGCCACCGTTGGGTTAAATATTAGAGACCACTCACACATTTTAGATGCAGACTGTATTTGTAAGGCCAAATCTAAAATCTTTATTGTCGCTCCTATATAATTTGATTTTAATCTAACCCCTATAATAGCGTAGTTGGTATTTTCTGTACTACAAACAACCTGTGTACCGTCTGTCGAAGCTGATCTTATTGACCCGTTTGGATTGATACCACCTTCCGAAATAACGGTCGAGCAAATCTGTATTAAAGACGCTGTTCCTCCTGTGCCGTTATTAGATATTTCAGATCTCAATGGCAAATTTGGTGTTGACATATAAACATTTGATAGATTATTAGCATTAAGCCACTGGTGGCAATAATACAGAAGCCCATTAACAACAAATCCAATTCTAACTCTACCAACACCAAGCCACTCAAAATCTATTACTAAAATTTGTGCTTTTGTATGGTCTATATTTATTCCGCTTTTACCATTTCCGTCCATTTTGTCAATATTCCAAGAAGACTGAACTATTCTATCATCAACTACCGATTCCGTAGCTTTTGATCGTCTAACAACACCATAATTAGTTCCGTTGTCTTCTAAAAATATCCCATTATTCTCATCAAAATATCCTTCTCTTTTGGTAACTCCCGACACTTGAGCGCCAATAACATGAGACATAAATACTAAAAGAGATTTGCCGGGTTGATAATTTAATCTTACTTTCGATTGCCTAACTCTTGTGCCAGCAGTCGAAGCGGCAACCGTTAATGTGGTTTGTGCCTTATTGACATCATAGGTTGTTGTTGTTCCTGATCCCGCCGTTTGAACATTATCATAAAACAGTGGGGTATTTTCAACGCTACTTGCCAAATCAGAATCATCAAAAATTTGTTTGGTGTCAAATAATGTTACAGGATTAGATACTCTCAAACGTCCAAAGGCATCTATTGACGGACTATCTGCAAATTGTATATTAGAATCATGTAGTGTACTTGGCATACTTACCTCCACCCTTCCGTGCTATTATAAACAAGTGTAATATTTTCGCCATCTGTTAAGTAATCACTCGTATTTGTTCCTAGTAATTTTTCTGAGCCATTGGGAACTATTGTCACATTTTTTCCAGAAGATCCCACATTGTAAATTATATATTCTGTTCCCTCTATACCAGCAGGAAGATTCACCGTAATTGCCGATCCGTCAGTATCAATAAACAAATGATGATCCGTTGACAGTATTGAATAAGGAGTGGTAGTAATCCTTGTTGTTTTAACTATTCTTCCACCACCAGTTATAAGTTTACCAGTAAGATTCATAACTCTCAAATAGGCAGAATCTGCCGATAACCACTGTGTTGCGGAAACACTATTTCCCCAAAATTGATTCGCCGTAGAAACAACCGCACTGTCCCATGTGGTTTTCATTGAGAAAGCCGTTACCGAATCGGCGGCTTTTACTTTGTTAGCATAGAGGGTTTTTGCAACACCAACTCCACCGCTTACTACTAATGCTCCGGTGGTTGTTGAGGTGGAGGAGGTACTACTCATAACACTAATTTTATTATAGCTTGTGCTATCATTGTTGTTTATTTTTTGCGTACTCATCCATTGTGATGCTGTGCCTTCACATATCCATTTTGTAGTGCTATCAACGATAGTGTCTCCTATTGAGGTTGTCCAAGTCGGTTCCACATTTCTAGTACATCCGGCAGTAACACACTTATAGTATTTTCCGTTATAAGTGGTAGGAACGACTAATTGTCTTAATTTTCTTAGTACGACAGCCCTCCACTTATTTGCGTCTACTCCAGACGACACCACGATTGAATTTTTGTATCCAGATACAGAAGGAGAGTCACTAATAAAATTATCCCCAACGACAAACGGGTATATGACTGAATCAGCCGTTGCATTCGTATCCCGCATAATGATCGTTTTGTATGGTTGTCCCCCCAAACTGTAGGTATTGTCACCTCTAAAGGTGAGTTTTCCACCATTAATATCTACCGGATACCAGTCCTCCATCATGTACGGTGCCCAAGAGTAGGCGCCGTTATCTAAATTTACAGCCGAAGTTCCTATATCGACATTCCGAATATCACACATATACCGTAAAAGTTTTCTGTCTCTATTATACCCATCATACACTACGTATTTATACTGTGTACGAGTTTTGTATCCTGAACTGTCGTAATTATAAAAGAATGGTAAATTAGTTTGTGCCCCATAAGCACCCCGGAAACAGTTATTGAATTGAGCTAATCCGCCCCACCCAAATTCAGTACCAACGCCGCTACCCTCAAACCACCCTTTTGGCCAATCGTTTGTTGCCTTGATTACATTGTACCCAAGAACACAATTATTATATGATGATTGTCCGTTGTGGTCATATATGAAAGTTTGTATAGTATCCGAGCTTCTTCCGAACCTAACAGATAGCCCCTTTTTTAGTCCGGTGCCAGTAATATCATACCCCATGTTTTCCCAATAACATTGATTAAAAGTAGCACGACTAAACTCGGTATGAACAGACATCAAACTAGACTCAAAAACAACGTCATTAAATGTTACTCCAGAATTTTCTCTTTCGTAGACGCATTGACGACTATAATGAAAATAACACTTTGTAAATGTATGTGTAGTTGATATTCCGCTATTATTATAGACGCAATAACCATTAGAAAACATATTTACTTCTGTATTAGAAATCAATGAATAAAATATGTATGTCAGATTAATAGCCTTTGCGTCTTTCGTGTGGGATCGTTCTATAACACAATTATTCATGAAGAAATGGCCTTGCTCTTGCGTAGATCGGTACGCTCCTACCCATGTTGTGCTTGAATTTGTATAGCTACCAACTGCGCCATTAGCTCCATCAAATTTAAAACCTTCAATGCTCATAGCTTCCGGAGACGTACCTCCTGTTAACTCAAAAGTATACCCTGTTATATTTTTACAATAGAATACCGTTCCTAGCGATCTTTCTTTACCCATCCCTATAAGTTTTGGACTTGTCGTACTATTCATACTTATTGTGGTGTTAATCAAATACTTCCCTGTGCTAAACTTGACAGGAGCACCACGAGCAGCAACCAAAGCTTTCCTAATTGATACCGCACAATCTGTCACAGAATCACCTCTCGCCCCCCACCACTCCGGCCTAACCTCATCAACACTACCACTGGCAAACACCACGGTCAAACTGGTATCCAACCAATGCTTATTCGGCACGTTCCCCAACTTACCGTTAATCGTCAAAGACCCCCCAGCAGCCTTAAAAAAACCTCTACCCATGACATCCAAAACCATGTTAGAATCAATTGCAATGGCGGTGGAGACGGTAAAAGTATCTATGAGTTGCACCTGACAAGCACGACCGCCATTATTTGTTCTTATTGTTTGTAATTGTGTTGGAGTATTAAAAGATGCAATAGTTTTTTTATGAAGTTCCCAATCACCAAAAGCTAAGGTATCATTGGGATAATTAATCTTCAACCCAAATACCACACTAGCCAAACACAATATTAAGATTATTAGTTTCATAAGATTATTTATCATTTAAGTCTCCAAAGGATTATAAATTGGTACTATATAAACTGTTCCGCTAGGTGCCATATATTTAACCTGTAATTTCTCATCTGTCTCACTCAAATCAATATATAGACTAGAAGGGACAGTTCCACCACCAGTACCACCACTTATAGAAGATACGCTATTTAAAAACAAAGCCCAATCACTCAAACTATTATTATTACCTGTTTTATTTATATAAGTTTTTGAAATGCCGCTCACAATTGCTATATCTGCTTTATTAACACCAGAAAGAGCAAGCATAGCAGTAGTTGAGATGACTTCATAAACATTAGGAGCAAATACCTGATTATCATAAATTTCAGATAAAAACAAATAATTCATGATCTCTAATGGCGTTGATTTGTGCTTTGATGATAAATTAGAAGAGTCATTATAATCGTAAGGTTTAAAATTTTTGAGGTCTTTAAATATTTCTTCATTATATTTTACAGATTTTGATACTGTGTTGTTAGCATTAAAAGTGGTGGCAGAGAGATTATCAGCGACAGAGTTTGTAAGATTAGTTTTAAAATCTTGTACAACTTGCCACAATTCATCACGAGTTAGTTTTGACATTTATAGTTCTCTCTTATGAATCATTTTATGGTCATCTAAACAAAGAGTTATTCCATTATCTACATCAAAAAAATAATCATCTTGGATTGTTTTAAATATTTCATCTGGTGTTATTATATTTAAGTCTATTTTGTTTACTTCACAATAATTTTTTATAAGGGTATTTAATTGGGTTTTATGATGAGCATTTAAAATCCCACCAGTTTTATTGCATATTTGACATGTATATTTATCTCTTTCAAAAACTTGTATTCTCCAATCATGACATTTAGTTGTTGATCTTAAAGCCTTGTTAATTCCTTGTAGATAACCTTTACAGTGTTTATCGTGTAATATTTTTTTAGTTTCTTGTGTATGTTGTTTGCCAAAAAACGCATTTTTTTCTCCTAAACTACTTATTTTTCTATATTCGTCCATGCACTCTTTAGAACAACAAGTAGAATCTCTTGCATAAGTTTTGTATGTTTTATTACAAAAGGCACAAACAGTATCTCTAACTACTCCAGTATACATGGGATTATTAGCACCCATTTTTATATTTGATCTGTGTGTATGCTTACATTCTTTACTTC